AACAACAGGAAATGTTTCTGGTGGTGGAGCACAATGTTCTGCAGGTCCAGTAACTTTACAAGCTTAATATGACATACGCAGAACTAGTTACAAAAATAAGAGATTACACAGAAGTAGATTCAAATGTGTTTACAGCAACTATTGTTAATGGTTTTATTTTAGATGCTGAATGGAGAATTCAAAGAGATGTAGATTCTGATAATAACAGAAAATATGCAACAGCGACTATTATTGCAGGTCAGCCTTATGTAAGTACACCTCTTTTAACAGATCAAACTTTGATTATTAGAGAAGCTCAGATTCTATATCAAGGCACTTATTCTGTGGTAGAATATAGAGATACTGGCTTTATTAATGAATATAATAACAACCAAGCACAGGGATTACCTAAGTATTTTAGTTATTGGGATGAACAAAACATAGTAGTAGCCCCAATTCCAGACTTGACATATACGATGCAATTAAATTATACCTTGAAGCCAGCAGGATTATCTGCTAATAATACGACAACATATTTAAGTCAGCAATTTCCCTCTGGTTTATTATATGCTTGCCTTGTTGAGGCGTATGGTTTTTTAAAGGGTCCGGCAGACATGATACAATTTTACGAACAAAAGTATCAAAGTGTGCTACAAGGATTCTCTATTGAACAAATGGGAAGAAGAAGAAGAGATGAATACCAAGAAGGTTCACCTCAGATTCAAAAACAAGGATAATATAATTAGGAGTTAATATGGCTATAACACAAGCAGTTGCAAATTCGTTTAAAGGACAACTTTTACAAGGTCAGCATAATTTTACGTTGACTACGGGAAATGTTTTTAAACTTGCTCTTTACACTTCTGCAGCAACTCTAGACTCATCTACAACTATTTACACTTCAACAAATGAAGTTGAAAATACTGGTCAGTATGTAACAGGTGGCGGAGTTCTAACAAATGTATCACCAGTTGTTTCAAGTGGTGTAGCATTTATAGATTTTGCAGATATATCTTTTACTGGAGTTACTTTAACTGCAAGAGGTGCTTTGATTTACAATACATCAAACACAAATGCGGCGGTATGTGTATTAGATTTTGGAAGTGATAAAACAGCAACATCTGGAACATTTACAATTCAATTTCCAGCAGACACAACATCAGCGGCTATTCTAAGAATCGGCAACGCATAATAGGAGTAACCTATTATGGCGAATGCTTGGGGAGAGCTCAGTTGGAATGCAGGATTATGGGGTGAACAATCCAACGCCATAGCTACGCTTACAGGTTTTGGATTAAATGCATCACAAGGACAAGCTAATTATACACCATTAGAGGGCTGGGGAAGATTTGATTGGGGAAGTCGTTCTTGGGGTGTTAGTTTTACAAATCAACAAATTGAAGCTGGAAGTTTTCCATTAACATTATCACAAGGAAATGTATCCATTGATTTTGAAATCAATGATGGTTGGGGTAGATTAACTTGGGGTGAAAATGCTTGGGGTGGAACAGGAGATGTTATTCTTTCTGGTAATTCACTTAGTTTAAATTTCAATCATGGTTGGGGTAATTTTAGTTGGAACACTTCTGATATACAATGGGGTGGTATAACAACTATAAATGTAGCCATTGGTCAGCAAGTTGATGTAACTGGACTACAATTAAATACATCATTAAATTCTGCAGAAGAACTTATTACTGTTGATGTATTTTTAACAAATACTAATTTATTATTAGGAACTTCTGTTGGAGAAGTTGATGTATCTCCAGACGCTCTAGTAACTGGTCAACAGTTAAATTTATCAACAGGTAATGTTCAAGCTTATAATAGACAGGGATGGGGTAGATATTATTGGGGTGAAGAAGTATGGGGTGGAGATGGAATATGGGTTTTTGTTAATGTAGATAATACTAATTTAGGTTTAACCATAAATTCTGGAATTAGAGAATATTGGGGTCAAGATGCATGGGGTGCTTCTACCACAGAATGGGGTGGATCTTATGTTACTGAAACTGATATAAGTGTTACCGTTGAAGTTTCTTCAATAGCAATGACAATCTCTGAAGGAGAGGTTGATCCAGGCCCTGATGCCAATGTTGTTGGTATTGGAATGACAGTTGCTTTAGCTGTAGGTACAGTTATTGCTGGAGATGCGAATACTTTAGTTACTGGGGAACGATTAAATATAGCTCAAGGAACTGCAGAAGGTATACCAAATACTATTGCAAGTGTTACTGGAATAGGGTTAAATATAGCAGTAGGTACAGTATTTGCAGGTGGAAATACCGATGTTAATGTTACAGGAAATTTATTGACTATATCTTTAAATAGTGTAAATAATCAAATCTGGACTGAAATAAATACCGGAACTGATGCAACTTGGATAGAGATTGACACAGCCGCTTAAATTTAATAAAACTAACAAATAAGGAATTAAAATTATGGCATCAAGTTATTCTACGGACCTCAAACTAGAGTTACAAGTAACAGGCGAAAATGCCGGTACTTGGGGTGATATTACAAATACAAATTTAGTTATTCTTCAGCAATCTATTGCTGGTTATTCTGGTATATCTATTGCAGGTGGTGCTGGAAATACAGATTTAACTTTTTCAAATGGTTTACAATCAAACGGTAAAAATGCTGTTTTAGAATTAACAGGAACAATTACAGGAAATAGAACTGTAACTATAACTAGTGCTTCTGGTGTTAAAAATAAAGTTTATGTAATTAGAAACAGCACAGTAGGTGCTTTTACTGTTACAGTAAAAATTGAAGGTCAAACAGGAGTTACTTTCTCTGCGACAGATAAAGGAACAAAAATTTTATATTTAAATGGAACTGATGTTGTAGATTCTAACATTGGAAATTTATCTAATGATGCTTCTCCAACACTATCTGCAAACTTAGATACAAATGCAAAAAATATTATTATTGATTCTACATACGGAATCATAGATGAAAATGCTAATGAACAAATTAAATTTTCAACAACTGCATCAGCTACAAATGAAATTACAATAGCAAATGCTGCAGCTGGAAATTCTCCGGTAATCTCTGCAACAGGTGGAGATACAAATGTTGGATTAACATTAACACCAAAAGGTGATCTTGGAAGAATTACATTAAATGGTGAATCAAAAGTATTTGGTATGTTTGAAGGTGCAACAATTTCTACAACTTTCATAACGTCATTTACATATGATACACTTACTCAAGCTGTATATTTTCAAAACGTTAACTTAGGTGCAAACTTTACAGTTAATTTAAGAGGAAATGCTTCGACTGCATTAAACGCGGCTTTAAATACCGGTGAATCTGCAACAGTTGCATTAATCACAAAACAAGGCAACACTACATTTTACAACACATCTGTTTTAGTTGATGGAACATCAACAAACGTTACAGTCGTTTGGCAGGGTGGTACAGCTCCAACAGTTGGAAACGCTTCATCTAATGATGTTTACACTTACACAGCTCTTAAAACAGCAGCATCAACATACACAGTATTAGCAGCACAAACACAATTTAAATAAGGAGAAGAAAGAATGCCTTTATTATCTACAAGAGGTGCAGGATCAGCAAAAGGATTTGGATTGACAGCAGGTGGAGGTATTTCATACCCATTTGATATTGAATTTTTAGTAGTAGCAGGGGGTGGAGGAGGAGGACAAAGAAACTCTGCTGGTGGTGGTGCAGCAGGTGCAGGAGGATATAGAACATCAACTCAATCAATAACAACAAAAAATACAGTAATTACAGTTACAGTAGGAGATGGTGGTTCAGGAAGCACTGGTGGTACAGGTCAAAATGGTGGATCTTCTTCATTTTCAGCAACAGGTTTATCAACAATAACATCCGCTGGTGGTGGATATGGTGCAACAACAACAGGACAGCCTAATGCTGCAAGTGGTGGATCAGGTGGTGGATCAGCACATCCTGGAGGTGGTGTTGGATCAGGAAACACTCCAAACGTATCTCCCTCTCAAGGCAATAATGGGGGGTCTTTCATAGACACACCTTCGTATGGAGGAGGTGGTGGAGGAGGTGCTTCTCAAGCAGGTAGTAATGGTGGAAGTCAAGGTGGTAAAGGTGGTAATGGAACAGCTAATTCAATTTCAGGTCCTTCAGTAACTTATGCTGGTGGCGGTGGTGGTGGTGCACAATATGGTACAGCCGGACAAGGAGGCTCTGGCGGTGGAGGTAATGGAGCAATTGACGGATCAGCTGGACAAGCTGGAACAGCTAATCTTGGCGGAGGAGGAGGTGGAGGAGGAGCTCCAGGTGGTCAAGGTGGTAAAGGAGTTGTAATACTAAAAGTGCTTGAAAAAAATTATACAGGAGTAACAACAGGTTCTCCAGTAGTTACCACTAGCGGATCAGCTCCAAGCGCATATAAAATTTTAACCTTTAATGGTTCAGGGAGTTACACAGCATAATGGCTAGCTTTGTAAAATTAAATTCAGAAAATATAGTAATAACAGTTGAATCTGTTGTTAACGAAGTAATTAAAGATTCAAACGGAATAGAACAAGAACAGTTAGGAATAGATTTTTTAAGAAATTTATATAAGGAACCAAATGCTAATTGGAAACAAACTTCTTATAATACAGTAAATGGTGTTCATAAACTAGGAGGAATTCCATTTAGAAAAAATCATGCAGGGATAGGGCATATTTATGATGAAAATAGAGATGCTTTTATTCCACCTAAAACATTTAACTCTTGGGTATTAAATGAAAATACTTGTAATTGGGAAGCACCGGTGGCTAAGCCAGAATTAACACAGGAACAAATAGATAATAAAAATTATTATAATTGGAATGAGCAAACATTGACTTGGGATCTATTGCAATTATAATGTAGTATAATAAAAATGAAAGAAAATAAAATGAAAGCTACAATAAATGGAATATTTCCAACTCCTATTTATCAAACAAAATTAAATAAAGAATTTACAAAAGAAGAAAAAAAATTTATAGAAAAAACTAAATTAGATGTTTATGAAAACGAAGGTAATGTTACATCTAATGATAATTATATTCTTAATACTAAACCTTTAAAAAATATTAAAAAACAATTAGATGAAATAATTAAAGATTATTTTGATAAAATTATTTCACCGGCTAACAATATTAAACCTTACATAACTCAGTCTTGGTTAAACTATACTGAAACAAATCAATATCATCACAAACATGAACATCCTAACTCATTAGTATCAGGAGTGTTTTATATTAACTGTCATGAGGAACATGATAAGATTAAATTCTTTAACAACAGATACCAAACAATTAAACCAGAAGTAAAAGATTGGAATATATGGAATTCTGATTCTTGGTGGTTCTCTGTTAAAACTGGAGATGTAATACTATTTCCTTCTTCTTTAACTCACATGGTAGAAGTTAAAAAAGGAGATAATACAAGAATTAGTCTAGCTTTTAATGTTTTTATAAAAGGAACTGTTGGTGATAACAAAGGATTAACTGAACTTATTTTATAATGTCTAAATTATCTGTAGAAGAAACTATTAAAGCATATACCAATGAACATGGTTTTGCTTGGGGAATTAACACAGTAATGAAATCTCTAGCACCAGGTGCTAGTTATGATTTAACTTCTGCAGGTCAGTTTATTATTGATAGATGGGATTCACCATTACCACAACCCACATCTCAAGAAATAAGAGATGAATATATTAGGCAGCAAACGATTGCTGAATGTTTAGAATATTTTAAAGAAAATACTGGTTTTAGGGGATTGATTAAGAAATTATTTAGAAAGTGAATATAGAAGAAAAATTTTCTATTTATTTAAATAATATTATCTGGCCAACAGAGACACAGAAAAATAACGAACATTGGAATGTTTCAGGGGTTTTAAAGAAAAACTCAAATCAAGAATTTAAATTTGATGTAAGAACTATGTTTCAAATGCCTAATAATCAATTAGGTAAAAAAGGAACAACAGCAAGTAAAGCTGATAAAATAGTATTTGAAACAGATAAAGATTGGGTTATTATAGATGTTCCAGAACTTCATGAATATGTTAAAAAACAATCTTTAAAAGTAGTTCAATTTGAAGATTTGCTTAATAAATTAGAATGGAATATATACATATCTAAGGTATAAGCTTTCTGGCTTTTATAAAATAATCATGTATAATGCTACTTTATGCCACTACAAAAGATACAATTTAAACCAGGATTCAATAAACAACAAACTGCAACCGGAGCCGAAGGGCAATGGATTGATGGTGATAATATTAGATTTAGGTATGGCGAACCACAAAAAATAGGGGGTTTCCAGCAACTCGTTTCTAGCACCTTGGCAGGTCCAGCGCGTGACCAGCATACGTGGACAGCATTAGATGGTAAAAAATATGCAGCAATAGGAACTTCTAAAATATTAGCTATTTATTATGAACAAGATTTTTTTGATATTACTCCACTTGGAACAGCTTTAACATCTTGTACTTATACATCAACAACTGGATCAGCAACAGTTACGATTAATAAAGCGGCTCATGGATTAGAGGTTGGTGATTATATTATCTTTACAAGTGTCACAACACCAGGAGCACCTACAACAAGTTATACATCAGCAGATTTTACAACTAATACTTTTGAAGTTAAAACAGTTCCAACAGCTTTAACTTTTACAGTTACAATGCCATCTAATGAGACAGGAACCGGTGTTACTGCAGGTGGATCTTTAACAACAACTCCTTATATTGAAATAGGGCCTACGTTTCAAACTCCTGCATTTGGTTACGGTACAGGATATTGGGGTGGAACAATTCCAACTTCAGCTACAACTTTATTAAATGGAGCAATTGATAATTCTCAAACAACTATTACAGTAGATTCAACTGCTGCATTTCCAACAACTGGAAGAATAGATATTGACACAGAACTAATTACTTATACTGGAAAAACTGCAACAGATTTTACAGGTTGTGTTAGAGGTGCAAACGGATCAACAGCTGCATCTCATTTAGATAATGCGATAGTAACTAATGCAACAAGTTGGGTTGATTGGGGAGAAGAATCAAATACTGTAGGTGTTACACTTGCACCAGGTTCCTGGTCACTAGATAACTATGGTCAGATTTTAGTCGCTACAGTTAAGAATGGATCAACTTATACTTGGGATCCATCTGCTGCAGGAAGATTAGGTGTAAGAGCTACAATAGTTGCTAATGCTCCAACAACTTCAATTTGTTCTGTTGTATCAGATAGAGACAGACATTTATTTTTATTTGGAACAGAAACTGCAATTGGAAACTCATCTACTCAAGATCCAATGCTTATAAGATTTTCAAATCAAGAAGATATTAATACTTGGAACCCGACAGTTACAAACACTGCAGGTACATTTAGACTAGATACTGGAAACGAGATTATAGGAGCAATACAGGGTAAAGATTACATCTTTGTTTTAACAGATCAAGCAGCATATACCATTCAGTTTGTTGGCCCTCCATTTACATTCTCAATAAGACAAGTGGGTACAAACTGTGGATGTATTGGTCAACATGCAATGGTATTTGCACAAGGAGCAGTATTTTGGATGGGATTTGGTGGAGGTTTCTTTGCATTTGATGGAACGGTAAAACAATTACCATCATTAGTTGAAGATTTTGTATTTACAAATGACGGAGATAATTTAGGAATTAATTATGATGCAAGTCAAATAACTTATGCATATCACAATTCATTATTTAACGAAGTGGGTTGGTTTTATGCAAAAGCAGGAGCCACTCAATTAGATAGAAACGTAGTTTATAACTTTGTTGAAAATACTTGGGCCGTTGGATCTTTAACTAGAACAACATATCAAGATGCTGTTACTTTTGATTTACCTTATGCAACACAATATAATGCAACTGGCACACCTACATTTCCAACAATTAACGGTGTAAGTAATTTAGTTGGTTCAACGAAATACTGGGAACAAGAAACGGGTGTCAATGAAGTAGATGCAAGTGGCAATGCAACAGCTATTGCTGCTTATATTAAATCTGGAGATTATGACATATCAGAACAAGGTTTAGGTGGAGATGGTCAGTTAATTATGCGTGTTAAAAGATTTATTCCGGACTTTAAAAGCTTAGAAGGAAATGCAAAAATAACTTTATTTTTTAGAGATTATCCCGCAAATAGTGAATCTACACCTTCTACAACACCACCATTAATTACTGGACCCTTTACTATTACTTCATCAACTGATAAAGTAGATACTAGAGTTAGAGGAAGACAGGTTAGTTTAAAAATAGAAAATGATGCAGTTGATGAAACTTGGAGATACGGAACTTTGAGATTAGATATTGAAGCAGGTGGAAGAAGATAATGGCAAAGATAACAGCATATATACCAGAACCTAGTAACGACTACGATGTTGTTAATCAAAGACAAATTTTAGAAGCTGTAACTACAGTTAAAGATCAGTTAAATTTTTCTTTTCAAAAAGAATTAAAAGATGAATTAACTAGAATGGAATGGTTTCTTAGCTAATGGCAAACTTATATAAAAATCAAGGTTTTACTTTAACTACAACTTTAACCACATTATTAACTATTAATACAAGTTCAGTTGCAATCGTTAAAAGCATTAGTGTAACTAATGAACATAATAATAATAATTTAGTAGAAATGTTTCTTCATGATGTTTCAACAAGTACAAACTTTGAATTTTTTCATAAGGAATTAGCTGCGGATACTACTGAACAAGCGGCTGGTCAAATCTTGAATTTAGAAGCAGGAGATAGTATATTAGCTCAAGCTGAAGTTAATGCAGTTTCAAAAGGTGTTATAAGTTATTTGTTAATAGACAGAACAGGAGAAAATGGATAAAATAGTTGAAATAGAATGTAAGACAGAAGAAAGTTTTAAAAGTAAAACAACTGGAAAGAATTACAAATCTAAAGAAGAATTTTTAAAAGAAAATAAAGAAGAAGATTTAATAGTAGACCTTACTGTTAAAGTAACAAATAAAGGTTTAGAATTATTAGAGAAAGTAATGAATCAAAAATGAACCCCAGGGGCGGAACAGAATTACAGGTAGAATTACTTGAGAAATACGCAGATAAAAAATTACTAGATCAAGTACAAAT